AACGAAACGGACACAAAGAAGAGCACTACACCCTCGAGTAAATATCCGGACTGCTGGCCTATGGTCCGCATAACCTGGATGGACGCCATGGATGGCGATACGGGATGGGTGACTCTTGGTAAAATGCGCGACGCCAAGCTCGCGACGTGCGTTGATATTGGCTGGATGATAAGGAATGATGATCTTAGAGTGACAATCATGGGATCCTGGTGCCTCGATCCGGAAGAAACAAAAGAAGAGGATAAGGAAGGTGGAAGATACATCACCATTCCGAAAGGATGGGTAAAGAAAATAGAATACCTCATGATTGATAGTATGTATGCAGATGGAGACTATGGACAAATACGAGATTAATGTATGGAAGGACGCCGAGCTGCTCAGCAAGGAAGTTGTTGGGTTCGCGTCCAATGAGGAATGCCATGCGTACGTTGTTGAGAAATACGAGGCGCCTGGGACGTGGACCGGGTCACACCAGAACAAGGCAGGGGTCACGCTCAATCGGCCGCCGTTAGGGATTAGAATAACGTGGTCCAAGCGTGGCAATACACAATATAAGCCAAAGAAACTGAGTGTGGAGGAAAAGAAACTACAGCGTGAGCTGTATGATTCAATAACGCCTGAAGTCATTGCGGACCTAGGTCCTAATGAAATGCTGGCTAAAGTGAGAAAAAACTATGGCCCAAATCCAGACGCCAAAGGCTACAATGAATTTCCAGGAAGAAAAAATGAAAAAAATCTTTAGAGTAAGTTTTGGTGGATCTTTAGTTAGAACTATTATCTATACAATTGGGCATATGTGCATAGCAATAACCTGTCTTATGCTTATTGCGGATGTAAATTTTAGACAAGCTTTAACAGATGCAATTGTTGAACCATTACTTAATGGAGTGTGGTATTTTATTTTAGATAGATTATGGATTAAATATACAAAGAATGGATAAATTAGGACTAACACCCACCCAAAAAAAGGTGTATGATCTTATCGTGAATTTCATTAATTCGAATGGATATTCACCTTCATATGAGGAGATCAAGCAACTGATAAGTTCAAACTCAAAGAGTCATGTGCACGCAATCGTCCATCAGCTCAAGAAGAGAGGATGGATAGATTTTGGAAAGGGCAGAAATCGGTCAATTTCAGTGGTTCAAAGTTAATGTATAGGGATCACCAGGGAAATAAAATTTTTTATTTTTTTAAATACCGGGAATTTGATGGCACCATGGCACCTTTTGTGATTAATACTTATATTTCAACCGTTTATATGGTGCCACCTAGGTGCCACCTGTAGACAACGTGAGGGGCATTTTCCGAAATGATAAAAATAAAATCAGAAAAAATAACTCTATTACAAGGACTTAGATGGTTGATCCACGCATAAGTAACATTACGAGTGGTGGCACTTCGGTGGCACCTAAAGACATGTCATTGAAATACCCAAAAGGTGGAGATGGATTGACTATAAAACAGCGAATGTTTGTTAAGATATTCACTGAGAATGAAGGGAGGCTGACTCCAACGGAATGCGCAAGGCAAGCTGGATATAAGGAGGATAGCGCAAATGTATCGTCTTCACTCTTGTTAAATGGTAAGAGATACCCACGTGTGGTGGATGCCATTGTCAAGAGAAGGGCGGAGATTGAAAAGACACATGAAGTTAAATTACAAAAACACGTACAGGAGTTGGCGAGGCTGCGTGAAAGATCTCTTTCTGAGAAGTCTTTTAGTGCTGCTGTTAACGCTGAGCGGTTGCGCGGTCAAGCCGCAGGACTGTACATTGACCGGAAAGAAATCAGGACAGGAAGTATCGATAGTATGTCTCGTGAAGAGGTTTTAAAACAATTAAAGGAATTAGGATTAGATGGTAGATTTAAAAAAGACGAAAAAGGTGTGGTCCTTGAAGTTCAAGAAAAGAAATCCAATAGCGAAGGACTTAAGGACGTCACTCCAGTACAAGCAGAGGGTAGTGAAGGACAAGACGGTCTATGACCGTAAAAACAGAAACAAACTTTTGGAAGAGTGTAAAGAGGTTGTTGGAAAATGGAAAGGAGAAATATCTCATATCGAGGATTGAGAGCTATGTTACGCCAGGATTCCCTGATTGCATAATATTTCACAATGTTACAGGATTTTTCACGCTTGAGCTGAAGATAGTACAAGCTAATAACAGGATTCGTATTTCACCCCTTCAAACAGCCTGGAATAAGTGGTATGCAGGCTACGGAGCGCCTGTGTTTATTCTTGTTAACTCACCCAAGGCCCAAGGAGGGCCGAGGGTTAAACTGTTTTCAGGGGCCACGGCCCAGGACTTACGCCATAATGACATCGATTCTGTGCCCGGGTTGTACGAGGGAAGCCTCAAGGACCTCGACTTTTTGAAACTCCCAAACTCCGTTTTTAAATATTAATATTGGGCCGAGGGCCTTGGACCGCGCTGGAGGCACCGGGCGCCCCGGCCGTTCCCTGTCAAGGCAAAACTCCCTAAACTCCCGGAAATCAGCCAATTTTGTTCAGGGCTAATCACCTGTCTTTCCCGGGATCCTGGCTGCAGCTGGAGATGCGTCCTGTGCAAACTCCCAAACTCCGCGGAAATGCTTGACATTTTGAATGGGTCGATGACCTTCCTCCTGTCGCACCGGGCGCGCCGGGCGTCTTCCTGACAGGAAAATAGTTCAAATGATCTCTTGCATTGTGGATAACTTTATGGTATAATAGGAACAGAAATAGAGAGTCTTATTAGACCACATGGTTCGCCACATGGCATAGGTTCTCTGTTTCTAGAAAGAGAAAGGTACTTATGGTAGTAGACGACACCATCAGTCAAGCACTCAATAGGATTGCTGACAATCAAGAAGAATTAAACGATACCTTAAAGAAGATATTGGCACACTACAATTCAGTAGTTCCACCAATGAAAGAAGGTGCGGATCGGTCAAACAAGTATGGTCGAATCGCAGATGCCGAGGAAATGAGGAACAACGGGCAACATAATTAATTAAAACTCCGAAACTCCCCAAGTTGTGCATATCCTGTGGATAACTTGGGGATAAGTATATCCTGTCACCGGGCCCCGGGACAACTGACGGCGGTAAAACTCCCAAACTCCTCAAATATACATTAACTATTTTGGGGGATTTCGGTGAGCTGGGTTAAACGACCGGGGCGCTCGCCGGGATACTTCACGGATGAAGAATGGCGGAAAAGGGCGATTTATTTATTTGTCCCGGGCTCTTGACAGGAGATGCCTGGATGCGTATATTAGAGATGAGGGTAGAGAAAGAGAATAAGAATGCTACATTTCCTGGTTTTATTGTTGATACCTGCCAAGATTGCACTGGCAGTCATGCTGGCGTACTGGCTGCTGCAGCTCCTCCTGCAGTGAAACTCCTGAAACTCCCCTAAATTGCTGACATTGAGACACGGATCTGGAAGGTCCTGTTTGCCCGCAGGGCGCGCCCGGGCGTTTGAAACTCCTGAACTCCCAGAAAACTGCCAATCTATTTTGAAGCGTGGATCTCGGAGCTGGAACCGGGCGCCGGGATCATAACTTCCTGACAGGACTGAAGTTATCCACAAGAAAGTTCAGATGTCTATTTACATTGGATTCGGATTCGAGTATAATGGAGATAGAATTAGAATGGTGTTACACATTACTAGTTTCAGAGGCGACGGCTAGTCCTATCTCCCTCGATAAGAGCAAAAGATTACAATGGCACGCTATCGATACTCGAGAGCCAGTTGTAGGGGCAAGATAAACGGAGTTATTCGGATCTTGCCTCACTAAACTCCCCACAACTCCCAATCCAATACTATCTGCTTTAATATGATTTAGTTTCCCGGGCACGCAGCCCGCGGGACAAAACTCCCGAAACTCCTCATCAATGCCTTCAATATTATGGGTGATGTCGCCAGTTCCCCGGGATCGCAGGTGAACGGTGTCAGGACTGTGAGTAATGGGCATAAAAAAAGGGGCGATAAATCGCCCCTTCTATCGACTATGGTCAAAGGATAGTATTACATAGTCAAACCCATTCTTTGCAACAAATAACCAACTTCTGATTGCAAGTGAACTAACAAGTCTTTTCTATTGCTAGTGTCCTTTGCTATCCATTCAATTATAGCATTGCATAATACACCACTAATTAGCTTCCAATCCAAGCTATCCTTATTTGGAACTTTGCTTATTAATGCTTCCAAATCGCCTACTGCGTTTTGGTCTTTGGTGTATTCAATCACCTCTCTTAAGAGAGGTGATATATCAACTGCGTTGAGTGATTTAATTGGCACTATATCTTTTGTCATACAGCAACCCTATTAACTTCAAACACAGTATTTGGATTAATGTTAACCCAACGAGTATGTTCTGGAAGTAATCCACTACCTACTCTAAAAGCTAGAACATAATCATTATGCTCTTGGAAGTTTTCTTTGTTG